TGGGCTAACATCCTGGTCCATTGAAGCGAGGGATGACGTGTTGTCATCTCCCGCAGGGGCCAAGCCCCCGACCTCCCCCTAAAAGGGAGGCCGCCTACCGAGCTTGATGCTGACGCGCTCGGGGCGTCCAGAACGCTCCAAGTGTTTCTCATCAACGCTTGCGACGTCGAATTGAGGTTCCTGTCGCGGAAGGCCAAACAGCCTTATCGCTTCAGGTCTCTTGAGGAGACACTTAAGCAGGGCACCGCTCCCGTCGAGTGGATCTCGAGGGGATTCAGCACGTATATAATAGCCCTTAGTTAGAGGGCCATACGTGTTAGGATCCAATCCTTGAAATTCATATCCAAGGAATGATTCCCTGCCCAACAGTGGTGAAGTTGGGGCTACATTAGGGAAGTACTTCAACAGCTTCCCCAAGTAGTTATCCAACCAACGGGCACCACTCCATATACCAGCTCGGTAGAGCTGATTACGGAGTGAGACCGCTGATATAACACCACTCGCGTTCTGCCGTTGGGTTGGCAATACTTCGCGGACCCTGACAACTGTTATGTCAGACCCGTCGTAGTACTGCTTTCCGCAAGACTCTCTGAACCTTCCGGTCCAGAAAGACTTACCGACATTGACTTTGTACCCGAAAGTACTCAGTTCGTCGACAACGGACAGCACATGGTCTCTGGGGACAATCAAGTCATCCCCAAAGACACGCACCAGCCCACCGTATCGCTTCATCAGCATACGGTGGGTAAGCGGGGTACTTAGCTCTCGCTCAATCCCCAAGAAGATAAGTGTCAAAAAGACACATTCTTCAATGGGGAAGGTGAGAGCCGAACCCATTGACGCAAACTTAGCCAGGCGTCGAACGCCATGGTTAGGTACGTCAGCCTTCCGGGACCTTGCTGACTGGACGGCCGCATGCAAGTGCGACCAATCCTCCAGCATAGCCCGTACCTGCTGATTCGAGACACGATCGGAAGCTTCACTCAACTCGAGTGTAGCCAGCTCTCCTGAAAGAGAGCCGATTCGAGCCAATTCCCTGTTAGGGTCCTGGTCATCGAATCCGATCACACGAGAGAGGAAACTATCCTCTTTCCACGCATCCAGGAAAGACCGCAAAAGGCCCTGCTGCACATATTGCATTGCAGTAGGTTCAATTGCGATAATCCTGGGTGTCTTGAGCGTCTTAGGTACGGATATAACCCTTACGGGCTTCTCCGCGCCGGGTTCGAGGACGTCAAGCTCCTCATCCAGCTCGCCCTGATATGAGCGATTTGGTATGAGAAACTCCTCAGGAGGAAATACCTCCTGAAGACGAGCAGTCCAGGTGCGCGAATTCCACTTAGCATTACTGCTAAGTCGATCCGCAACAGCACCAGGACCGTGCTTTGGGATGATCCTTCCCCAATAGACATCTCTGTCTATTTTCGAGAAGAGATCACCAAAAAGCAAAGCAGACATTCTCTTAAAATCCGACACAAAGTCCGGATCCAGGAGTCTATCTGCTTCCTTCACGTCCTGCTCACACTGGATGAATTCCTTCATCGCCCGCCGTTCCCTGTCCTCAGAGACAACCTTACGGTCGCTCTTTGGAACGAAGCTCCCATTACTGGGTCCTTCGGGGAGGGCGATCTTCCCAAACATCAGTGTTAACTGACGAATTGCGAAGATTGCATCGATGTCGGGTTCATCCAGAAGTACGCCACTACAAGGATCGAACACACGTTCAAGGAAACCTTGCAGGAATGCAGGGAGACCACTACGACCGCCCCGAGCTCTCTTGAACTCAGGAACGTCCGAAGGAACGACAAAACCTTGGTCGAGCCACTTTTCGGTAGCTTTCCCAAAGTTTGCCAGGGTTATCGCAAGAAAGGATAACCCCTCGTGTTCAGTCCGACTCATGACATATTTTATGTCACGAGTGGCGCTCGTGCAGCATGTCGTTGCCATTTCATTGGCAACAACGGACCAGAGTGACGTCAGGCTTTTCACAGTCCCCTCCTTTCTTTAGGAAGGTATACTGATCCCTAGCCCTGCCGTCGTAGACCGTAGCTTTTTCAGCTCCGGAAATCCAAGCAGTTTGGGATCTCTCCCGTCTGCCTGAACTTTTCGACTACCGTGACGAGGAAGAACTCCATGTCCACATCCTCCAAGTTCTGGAGGAGGAACTGGTAGTTCGAATCGTCGGAGATCTCCATCATGGAGACCCCCCAACGAAGCATCGAATTGATCAAGCCGTTAAGCCTGATCTCCTCGACGAACTCGTCAAGGTAGATGGAGTAATCCCCAACCAGCAAGTCTGGGATATCACTCATGTGGTACTCCTTTCCTGCTAATGGGGTATTACCCCGAGTTGACAAAAACTACAGCCCAGCCAGTGCCCTTAGAGCATGTTCACTCTGCAAGATCTTGAAGGCGTTTAACCGCCGCCAGGATACCTTGCATTGCTATATGCTCTTCGTCGGACCGGCGACTTTTGCCGGGACGTATCGTTATCTGAAGAGTCGATCTCGCATGAGGCGAGCCTTCCCTAAAGACAACGAAAACACTGGTTTTGTTCACGCTCAACTTCTTCAAGGGCATACTGTGCCCGAGAAGAGGAGAGCCTCACCAGCCAGGTACAACGCATTGGCTATGACTACCGTGAGAACCACCAGCTTCCTGCTGATGGTAGCCCGCGGGTCATAGTCAGTGCGCCGGCGTCCAGGAGAAGGACTCCCCCGGACGGAACGTGAGCGACGTTCGCCAGCCCCTTTCGAGGGCTGGTTACGCTCGCTCATGACCTGGCTCCGCGATTGCATCGGAAGCCACCTCGGTAATCGAGCCTTCGGAGCCTCCGCCAGGTGTCCACGTGATAGCCCACAGATATTACTGTGAGCCAAAACGTGGCTTCACCGAGCGAAGGCATCCTAGGACTCGCCACCCAGGAGCTTCGTCAGCATCGCGTTGGAAGATGCCGAAAGGAGGGCATTGAAGCCCACCCAGTTGGCCAAGGCCTCGGCAGGCGTATATCCGCTGACCGGGAGGTCGAAGACCACGTACACTGACGTGGAAACCTCGACGTTCTCGGCCGGACGGAACGCATCCGGAGCCATCTTCCTGGTGTCGAGCCTCGCCATACGACGAATCCGCTTCGCATAGG